GGAGTTGGCATTGGAGGAAATCTAAATGTTGCAGGATCTATTAATGTAGGAGCACTTGGATCCACAGATCTTACACTTAGTGGAGATTTAACTGTACAGGGCGGAGATATTAATGTAACCAACGTAGCTACAAATATTAATCTTAAAGATAATACTGCATCTGCATTAGCTATCAAAGAAGGTGCTAATGTATATTTCAAAATTGATACAACAGATGGATCTGAGTTAATTACTCTAAGTACTTCTAATGTTATAATTGATAATGATTTGCAAATTAAAGGTGGTGATTTAACCACCAATCAGACAACTTTTAATCTATTAAATTCTACAGCTACCACTGTAAATGCATTTGGTGCTGCAACTGATTTAAAGATTGGTACTGCTGCAACCGAAGTTGACTTCGGAAATTTGAGAATTCGTGATACTGTTATCTATAGTGAATCTGCTGCTCAAACAATTACTATTGATCCACATCCCTCAGGAGGAGATCAAGCAGGAAGTGTTGTAATTCGTGGTAATCTACAAGTTTCTGGAACAACTACTACGGTCAACTCAACTGAGATGACCATCAATGATCCAATTTTCACTCTTGGAGATGGAATTAGTGAAAAAACTGTAGTTGCCGCTGCTTCAAGTGGTGCAACTACTCTTACTTTAGATGATGTAACTGGATTAAATGTTGGTGATATTGTTTCTGGAACTTCCATTCAAAATGGCACTACAGTTACTAATATTAATACAGGAACCAAAGTTATTACAATTAGTCTTGGTATTTCTGCTGGTATTTCTGCAAGTACTAATACAAATCCAGTAATTTTAACTTTTACTCAAGGTGCAGATGATAACAAAGATCGTGGTATTCAATTCAAGTACTTTAATAATAGTTTAAAGACTGGATTTTTTGGATACGATGAATCTGGAGTTAGTGAAGATGTAACTACTTATTATTTCACATATATTCCAGATGCAACAAATACTTCAGATGTATTCAGCGGAACAAGAGGTAGTGCATACTTCAAGACAGTAAAACTTGATGATGGAATTACTAACGGAATTGCATTCTTTGATGCTTATAAGAGGATTACAACTACTGCAGCTGCAGGAATATCAGATGCAACAACATCAAATCAAATTTTAACTGTCAATGGATCTGGAGTTCCAGTATGGACCACAACCCTTGATGGCGGAACATATTGATAAATACTTAAAAAAGTGAGAAAATTATGAACTCAGATGAAGTAAACAATTTGTTGTCAGTGATGCAAAAAAAGATTAATGAACTGACATCTCAAAACATTATGTTAGAAGCTAAAGTTATTTACCTCAATAATATTGTTTCTAACATGAATAATAAGTCTGAACTTTCCGATGGAGGATCTTTTGGTGAAGATTCTACATCTCAACAAAAAGAATTAACCAAATCCAAAAGGTCAGTATAATGGCAGAACCAAGTAGTAGAACACAACTTAAAGAATATTGTCTTCGTAGACTTGGAAAACCAGTGATTGAAATCAATGTTGATGATGATCAAATTGAAGATTTAATTGATGATACAATTTCATTATATAATGACAGAGCATATAATGGAATGGAAAGAATGTACTTAAAGTACAAACTTACCCAAGAAGATATTGACAATGGAAAGAAGAGAAATTTCATTACTACTAAAACAGATACTAACGATTCGGATAATTCAAGAACACTTAATTTTGAAGAAGGACGAGGATATTTAACTGTCCCTGATCATATTGTTGGAGTACAGGGAATTTTTAAGGTATCTAATGCCTTTGTAAATAACATGTTTGGCTTTAGATATCAATTTTTCTTGAATGATTTTTATAATTTTTATTCATATGATATCATGAATTATTACATGGTATTGACTTATCTTGAGACTTTAGATTTTATGCTAGAGGGCAATAAAGATATTAGATATAATAAAGTTCAAAATAGACTTTATATAGATTTAGATTGGGGAATGCAATCCAAGGATGATTTTATTGTCATTGATTGTTACCGAGCACTTGACCCTAATCAATTTACTGGATTGTATAATGAAAGGTGGGTTAAAAATTATTTGACTGCATTAATTAAAAGGCAGTGGGGACAAAATTTATCTAAATTTGAAGGCATTCAAATGCCAGGTGGAGTAACTTTTAATGGTCGCCAATTATATGATGATGCAATAGGAGAAATTGAAAAATTAATGGAAGATCTTAAAACTACATATGAATTACCACCACTTGATATGGTAGGATAATGAAAAACGTTTATTTTTCACATGGCACATCATCTGAACAGAGACTCTATGAAGATTTAATCATCGAGTCTTTGAAAATTTATGGTTTTGATGTGTATTATTTGCCAAGAGAATTTTCCAATGATGAAAGATTGTTTGGAGAAGATCCTCTTGCAAAGTTTGATGAAAATTATATTATAGAAATGTATGTTTCTAACTATGAGGGATTTACTGGAGAAGGGACTTTATTGACTAAATTTGGAGTACGTATTGCAGAAGAAGCAACATTTATAATTTCAAAAAGAAGATGGGAAGATTTAATTTCATCTTCAAATAATTTAATTACATCTGCAAGACCTAATGAAGGGGATGTAATTTATTTTCCGTTAACTAATCAACTATTTCAAATTAAATTTGTAGAACATAATAAACCATTTAGGCAATTAGGTCAAATTGCAACTTATCAATTAGTATGTGAAGTAATGGAAGATTCCAGTGAAAGATTTGAAACTGGAGTTGATGAAATTGATAAGATCAGACGAGATGAAGGATATTCAATTACATTTAAAATTACTGAAGGAATTAAACAAATTAATGTACTTACTGGAGGTACTGGATATACTGCATCTGGAACAGTTGTAAATATTGGTTCTGTCCCAGGAGCTTCTGGTGGTCAAGCGTCTGCAATTATATCTGCTGGAGTAGTAACTGGAGTTACAGTAATCAATCCAGGTACTGGATATCTTTCAGTTCCTGGTATATCAATTACTGGATTGGGAACTGGAGCTACTGCACAGGCAATATTAGCTCCAAAAGGAATATATAAATATGAAGAAACAGTAACTGGTAGTAAAAGTGGAGCTACTGGTAAAGTTATTAGATATGATGTTACAAACAAAGAACTTGAACTTATAGATATAGTAGGAACTTTTGTAGATAATGAAACTTTAGTTGGTCAAACCAGCAATGCGGAATGGATAATTAACACATTCAGTTCCATCGAAAATGAAAATGATGATTTCAATGAAAATAAATGGTTTGAAGATAAAGGTGACGAAATTGTCGATTGGTCCGAAAAAAATCCATTTGGTGAATATGGAAACATGGGAGTATTCTAATGCTAGGTAAACATTTTTATAACGAATCAATTCGTAAAACTATTATTGGATTTGGAACTTTATTCAATAACATAGAATTACAAAGAAAAGACAAAGATGGTAGTGTTAAACAAACCATCAAAGTTCCTTTGGCATATGGTCCTGTCGAAAAGTTTTTGGCAAGAGTAGAGGCAGAACCAGATTTAGATAAAAGAAGACCTACTCAAATTCAGTTGCCTAGAATTTCTTTTGAAATGAAAGGAATTTCTTATGATGCAAGTAGAAAACTTGGCCCAACTCAAATTTGCAGAACTCCAAAATCTGGAGAAACTGAGATTACGTATTCTCATTATTTACCAGTTCCATATAATTTAGATTTTGAAGTTGCACTTATTAGTAAAAATAATGATGATGCAGTTCAAATACTCGAACAGATTCTTCCATTTTTTCAACCATATTTTTCAATAACTATTAATATGGTATCTGAAACAGATGAGAAAAAAGACATTCCTATTTTATTAAATGGAGTTTCTATTCAAGATGATTATGAAGGAAATTTTGAAGTAAGAAGAACTATAATTTATACTTTAACATTTGTAGCAAAATCATATATTTACGGACCAATTACTACTTCAGATATTATTAAAAAAGTTAATGTTGATATTGGTACTGCAATAAATGCAAATAGATATGTAACTTATAGTGCAACTCCAAAAGCCCTTGAAGATTTAAATAATGATGGTGCTATTAATTCTTTAGATGATGAATTAGTGGAACCAGAGGATAACTTTGGTTTCAATGAAATATGGACAGAATAATTATGTCATCATACGATAAACTAGACGACTCTTTTGATATAGTTCCAGTAGATTCCGATGAACCATCTGAATTAGTATCAGAACTTGATATCATTTTAGAATCAGATTTAGAGGATATTAAAAAAGATTACAAATATAGTAGAGGGCAACTCTACAATTTAATTCAAAAAGGACAAAAAGCAATTGATGGAATTTTAGATGTTGCTAGTCAAAGTGATCATCCAAGAGCTTATGAAGTTGCATTTCAAGGCATAAAAAATGTGTCAGAACTTGCAGATAAATTAATAGAAGTTCAGAAAAAAATGAAAGATATAGAAGAAGATAGACCAATTAAAGGTCCTTCTACTGTAAATAATACTATGTTTGTTGGAAGTACTGCAGAACTTCAAAAGTTTCTAAAACAATCCAAAATAAATAATACGGAAGAATGATAACAATTCGGAGAATTTAAATGTCAGTCATTAAAGTTGTACAAGATTTACCTATAGTAGATACTACAGATACTACAGATACTCAATCTACTGCATTTATCGTCAATAGTGGTGTAATTCGTTTTATTGCTGATATTGCAAAAGGTCCAGCAAGAATTGCATGGGGAGGAAACCCTCTAGCAGCAAACAGCACACTTTACATCCATGATGGGTATGAGATTGTAGTCAAGGTTGCTTCTGTAAAAAGAGCTGCTATTGCTAGTATTACTAAGGGTGCGAGTACAACTGTTCTAAATATGAGACAAGATGTTGGTCGTCCAGCACATTCGTTTGTTGTTGGTGATTATGTTACTCTAACTGGTTCTTCGGTTGCTGCATATAATACTGGCGTTGCACACCTAGCAGTAACTGCAGTAACAGATACTTCAATTTCGGTTGCTCTTAATTCTTCTGGTTATGCTGATTTTACTGGAACGGCCACTCTAAATAATAGTTTTAAGTATGCTACAATTGCTGGAAGTGGTGGTGCTAAAGTATATGCAACAGAAATTCAAATTGTTGGTGGTTGATAGATGGCAAAGTTTTACCGTTCAGACCAATCACTAGCTAGTGATAATAATGATGAGTATGAAGTAGTGATGCTTGCCGATAACTTCGGCAATCTTACTACTGGTACTGGTGCAACTGCTAATGATGCTTTTGGTCGTTTGAGAGTTGCCGAGACATTCACTCTCGGTGATTATAAGCATCTCTATGCTATTGATCCTAACTTCAACGATAGAACATTGAATGGTGGGAACATTCAATATGACGTGAATAAAGCATGTGCTACGATGACAACAACATCTAATGTTGCTTCTAGTGCCTCCCATCAAACAAAGTTCTATCATCATTACCAGCCAGGTAAATCACAGGTTATCTTTAGTTCGGTATGCTTTGGTTACGCCCAGCAGAATGTAACCAAGAGAACTGGATACTTTGATGACAGAGATGGCATTTACTTTGAGCAAGTTGGAAATGGAACTTCCAACGGCACAACAAATGGTACACTCAATTTTGTAATTCGTTCCTATGCTGGCGGCAGTGCTAGTGAAGCAACAGTAGGAGACTACAAGAGAAGAGTTCCTCAATCAGAATGGAATATTGATCCTTGTGATGGAACTGGTCCTTCCAAGTTCAACATCAATACTTCAAAAACTCAACTGGTTTATATTGACTTTCAGTGGCTTGGAGTTGGTAGAGTTCGTTGTGGATTTGTTCATGCTGGTCAGATCATTTTAGCACATGAATACTACTGCTCTAATGTGCTATCAGAAGTTTATATGTCTAATCCAAACCTCCCAGTAAGATGTGAGATCCTAAACACAGGCACAACTTCTGGTGGTTCGATGGATCAGATTTGTTCTACTGTAATGTCAGAAGGTGGATACACAGAAAGTGGTATTGACTTTATGCATTTGATGACAGCATCAAGAGCAGTTGGAGCAGCTGCCACTCTACCAGTATTAGCAATTCGTTTGAAAAATACATTCCAATCTTATCCAAACAGAATTTCTGTCAAGTTGAATAATATTGCTCTGTATCCAACTGGCGAAACGATGGCATTTCAAATTGCTAAACTACCTAGCGAAGCAAGTTTGGCAGGAACACTTACTTGGACCGATGTTGATGCTGATAGTGGCGTTCAATATTCTGTAGGTGCTACTGGTTATACAGCAGCAAATCGTGATGTCTTATTTGGTGGTTATGTAACTGCTGGTTCTTCACAAAACTCTTTAGGATCTGCTTCAACAGGTTCTATTTCAGCAGCAAAGAAAAACATTATCGTTCAAAATTTTGACTCAAGTTCATCTGAAGTATATGTTGTATTGGTAACGAACATGGGTAATAACGCTGGAACAATCAGAGCAGGTCTTCAGTGGAGGGAGATTTACTAATGAAAAAGAAAGTTCCTACAGAACAAGAAATCGCCAAGAAACATGGTGTATCTGTTGATTACGTTATTAGACAGGCAGAAGTTGGTTCTACTGTAGAAAGAGAGCACGTAACTACTCATGAAGAGGCTTACGGAATTGCTCTCCAACATATTGCTGAGTTTCCTAACTATTACAAGCATTTACTAAAAATGGAAAAGCAATTAAAGTCTCAATGGAAAGATGGAAAAAAATCCGTCAAAGAAGAGAAACAAGAAGTTCGTTATTGTCATCTTTGTGAAAAGAAAGAAACTAAATCACAATGTTCATATGGTCCAAGCGCATGGGAAATGAATACCAGTCTTTTGAACATGCAAGAAGATCATAAAGAAATTAATAGTGGAAAGATTAAAGACCATGAAGGGTATATGGCAAGGCTTGAATTGGATCAGATGGAAAGATCTATTGCTATGCTTCGCAGAATTATTCGCAAATCTGATCAACAACTTCCTGCATGGGTACAATCAAAAATTACACGAGCTGCAGACTTTGTAGATACTGCTGCAGAATATCTGGCATCAGATGAGAAAATTGATGAAGGAGTGCTTAGCAGAATTGTAGATAGATTGAAGAATAGAGTAGATACTGGTGAGAGAACTGCAAGTGGCGGAAAAGTCTATATGCCTCGCAAACCAACTTCGTCAAAAGTTAAGTATAAATCAAGCACCAAACCAGTTAGTAAGTCAAATGATTCAGATGAAGATCCTTGGCTCAAAGGTGCTAAATCTTCTGGCGGAGCAGAATTAAAAGCTCATTATCGTCAACTAAGAGGTGAATCAAAGTCTTTCTCTCAGTTTATGAATGAAGCAGATAATGTAAGTTTTCAAATTGGTTCTGGACATAGTTCTGCTAGAAGACAAGCAAAAATTAGAAATCTTGCAGATAGAACAACAAGTGCAGGAGAACAATCTGCAGCAAAAGCAAAATTAAAAGGTCCCGATTGGCGAAAACCAAAATTAAAATAATTTACTATGAGTGAAAGATCTAGTTATAAAGGTAATCCTAACCTCAAACCTTCTAACGTACAAATACAATTTACTTCTGAACAGTTAGAAGAGTATTTGACATGTCAAGAAGATCCAATTTACTTTGCAAAAAAGTACATCAAAATTGTTTCTCTTGATGAAGGTCTAGTCCCATTTAAAATGTGGGACTTCCAAGAAAAATTGATTGACAATTTCCATAAGCATAGATTTAATATCGCAAAGCTTCCAAGACAGACTGGAAAATCAACTACGGTTGTTTCCTACCTGTTACATTATGCTTTGTTCAACCCCAACGTAAAAATCGCAATTCTTGCAAACAAAGCAGAGACCTCAAGGGAACTTCTATCCAGATTGCAGTTATCATACGAAAACTTACCTAAATGGTTACAGCAGGGCGTGGGTTCTTGGAACCGTGGATCACTGGAGCTAGAGAACGGATCCAAGATTATTGCTGCTTCTACTTCATCATCTGCTGTCCGAGGAAACTCATTCAACATCATCTTCCTGGACGAATTTGCGTTCATTCCGAACCACATTGCAGAACAGTTTTTTAGTTCTGTATACCCTACTATTTCATCTGGTAAAACTACTAAAGTAATTATCATTTCCACTCCAAATGGAATGAACATGTTCTATAAGTTCTGGCACGATGCAGAACGAGGAAAGAACAGTTACACACCATTGGAAGTTAACTGGTGGGATGTTCCAGGAAGAGACCAGAAGTGGAAAGAAGAAACTATTGCAAACACTTCTCAACGACAGTTTGAGCAAGAATTTGAGTGTACCTTCCTAGGATCTGTTGATACTTTAATCAATCCAAATAAACTTCGTGCAATGGTTTATGAAGATCCATTAAAACGAAGTGGTGGATTGGATGTATATGAAGACCCAATAGATGGTCATGATTATGTAATGACCGTTGACGTTGCCAGGGGAGTTGGAAATGATTACTCTGCCTTCGTGGTAATGGATGTCACTACAATCCCTTATAAAATGGTAGCAAAATACAAGAATAATGAGATAAAACCCATCCTCTTCCCCAATATCATAGATACAGTCGGTAAAAACTACAATAATGCCAATATATTGGTTGAGGTCAATGATATCGGTGGTCAAGTAGCAGATATCCTGCAGTTTGATCTAGAGTACGATAACTTGCTAATGTGTGCAATGAAAGGTCGTGCTGGCCAGATAGTTGGAACTGGATTTTCCAACAAGGCACAACTGGGAGTGAAGATGACCAAGGCAGTTAAAAAGTATGGATGTGCCAACCTAAAAGCAATGATTGAAGATGATAAACTTTTAGTTCCAGATTATGACATTATTAGTGAATTGACTACATTCATTCAAAAGAGTGATACTTTTTCTGCAGAGGAAGGTTGTAATGATGACTTGGCAATGTGTCTCGTAATTTTCTCTTGGTTATCAACTCAACCTTATTTTAGGGAGCTTACTTCAAATGATGTTAGGAAAAGAATTTTTGAAGATCAAAGAGAGGCTATTGAGCAGGATATGGCTCCATTTGGTTTTATATTGGATGGCTTGACTGATACTGAAACTACATTTGTAGATACTAAAGGAGATTATTGGACTGCTGCTACAGATGATAAGTGGAATGTTGATGAATATGGTGATATGGCTTATATGTGGGAATATAAGTAGTTCAAAATATAAAGATAAATAAATAGTTTTGAGAAAAAAAATCTCATAGAGGTAATAAACATGGCGTTTGCTTCACCTGGAGTATCTATTAAGGAAATTGATTTAACTCCTACAATTAATGTATCCGATCAAAATGTTGCTGCAATTGTAATTGCAGCAGAAACTGGTCCTGTAGATACTGTAACCTACATTACTAGTGAAAAGGAATTGCTAGATACATTTGGTACACCAAATAACGATAACTATGAGTCTTGGTTTGCTGCATTAACCATCATTCAGTATGGTGGAATTGCTGCGGTAGTAAGACCAACAAGTTCAAGTATTGTATTAAATTCTTCATCTGATGCAGGATTAAGTTCTTTCATTATTAAGAGTAAATTTGATTACGATAACTACACTGGAACTGCATTTAAATTTGCAGCAAGATCTGCTGGAACAAAATTAAATTCTTTAAAAGTAGTTGCAGTTGATCATGGTGCAGACCAAATTATTACTTACACTGGTGCAGATCCTACAGTCTCAGCAGGAGATGCCATTGTAATTAAAAAAGGCAGCACTACTGTAGGAACTGGCTGGATTTACAAGTCAAGCACTACAGATAATACTCTTCATATCATTTTAAATGATAGTACAAAGAGAATTCCAACTTCAGATGATCCAACCAATGGGTATCCAGCATATAGCATTACCGACAATGCAGGAACCCCAGTAACTTTAATTGCAGCTGGTGCAATCAGTGCAGCGCCAGATAATAGTTATTACGACACTCTTGAGTATGCATCTGGACTAAAATGGAGAGATGTTGCTCCTCAGCCAGGAACATCTTCTTCTGTTGCTTCTAAAGGCGGCAAATTTGATGAAATGCATATTGTAGTATTAGATGAAGATGGAATTATTACTGGTACTCCAAATTCAATTCTTGAGAAGTATCTATTTGTTTCCAAAGCAAAAGATGCAAGCACTCTAGATGGTTCATTAGTATACTTCCATACTGCAATTGCAGAAAGATCCAAGTATGTATTCCCAGGTCACTCAACCGGAATTGATTTTGTTGGAACTTCTAAAATTAATTTAGAAGGTCAAACAAATGCAGTGATTGGCGAAACAAATAGTTCAAATAAGGTATTCTCACCAATTTCTAGTTCAAATTCTCCAGTTATCGGATTTAGCTTAAGCGGTGGAACAGATTATAATTTCACTGGTGATACAGTTGATGTAACAGCTGCAATAGACAATGGATATGAACTATTCAGAGATTCTGAAAGTTTCAATGATATTGATTTCCTAATCCCTGGAACTATAAGTCCAGATAGAGCAGCTAAGCTTATTGATATTGCAGAATCAAGAAGAGATTGTGTAGCTGTAATTTCTCCAAGAAGATCAGATGTAATTAATAGTTCTACCAGTGCTGTTAAAACTGAAAACATTGTAGATTTCTTCAGTGGAATTGCAAGTAGCTCATTTGCAATGTTCGACTCTGGTTATAAGTACATCTATGATAAGTTCAACGATACTTATCGTTACGTCCCATGTGCAGCAGATGTTGCTGGTCTTTGCATCAATACCACTATTAATTCTGAGACTTGGTTCTCTCCTGCAGGATATAATAGAGGAAATCTGAGAAATGCAACTAAGCTTGCATATTCACCAAAGCAATCAGAAAGAGACAGACTTTATACCAATAGAATCAATCCTATCGTTTCATTCCCTGGACAAGGTATTGTTTTATTTGGTGATAAGACTGCACTATCTTCTCCTAGTGCATTCAATAGAATTAATGTTCGTAGACTATTCATCGAACTTGAAAAGAATGTTGCAAGATTCTCTAAATTCCAGTTGTTTGAAGTAAATGATGAGGTAACTAGAAGTTCCTTCAAATCTGCCGTTGAACCTTACTTAAGAGGTGTTCAAGGAAGAAGAGGTATCTATGATTTCCTTGTGGTGTGTGATGAAACCAATAATACTCCAGATGTCATTGACAGAAATGAATTTAATGCTGAAATTTATGTGAAGCCTGCAAGAAGCATCAACTTCATCACAATTACCTTTGTTGCTACAAGAACTGGCATTTCCTTTGGCGAACTAACTCAGTAATCATTTTTTCGTAAACCATCTAGGAGAACACAATGGCTAAGAGTATTTCAGATTTCAAATCATATTTAAAGAAAGGTGGGGCAAGACCTAATCTATTTCTAGTTAGATTAAATTTCCCACCTCAGCTAAATCAAATTGGGGATGTTGGTGGTCCAGCATCAACCTCATCACCAAATTTAACCACTCAAGCTGAATTTCTTGTAAAAACTGCTCAAATCCCAGCATCAAACATTGGAACTATTGAAGTTCCTTTCCGTGGAAGAATGCTTAAAGTTGCTGGAGATAGAACTTTTGAACCATGGTCAGTTACCATAGTAAATGATGGTAATTTTGAAATTCGTAAAGCGTTTGAAACATGGTCAAGAGGAATCAATGCTTTAACTGAAAACGTATCACAGTTAGGGTATGGTGCAGATGGTGGAGCTTCATATTGTGTGGATATGACAGTATTCCAACTCAGCAGAGATGGTCAGACACCTTCCAGGGGTCCAGACTCAACTAATGGTGGAACAGACGGCATGGAAACAATCCGTGCATATAAATTCTATGATGCATGGCCTTCTGCAATTTCATCTATTGATTTATCATTTGAAGCAAATGATCAGATTGAAGAATTCACTGTAGAGTTCCAATATAACTTCTTTGAAGTAACCAAGGATAAAGTTTGATAATAAATACATAAAAGAGTTATAGGATTATTATGACGCAACTATTTGGTTTCTCTATTGAAGACAGAAAGAAGAAACCAGCCAAGGCGTTTTCACCAGCGCCTCCTAATGATGATGATGGCACCTCGGTAGTCGCCGCAGGTGCCTATTTTGGTCAGTATCTAGATCTAGATGGCGTTGGCCAACATAATAATGAATTTGAGCTGGTTAGAAAATATAGAGAAATTGCATTACATCCAGAGATTGATAGTGCTATTGATGATATTATTAATGAAGCTATTAGTAGTGATTTGGATTATGCTCCAGTATCTGTAGAGCTTTCTACTCTTCAAGCAAGTGATAAAATTAAAAAATCAATTAAAGAAGAATTTTCTAATATTTTACGTCTTTTAAATTTTGATAAAAAGTGCCATAATATTTTTCGTCGCTGGTATATTGATGGCAGATTATATTACCATAAAATTATTGACTTTGATAAACCAAAAGAAGGTATCAAAGAACTTAGATATATTGACTCTCTAAAAATCAAAAGAGTCCGAGAAATTAAACGACAAAAAAACGTAGACTCTCTCACTACAATGGAGGGTCAAAAGTATGATTACGGTGAGTTTATTGAATACTACATTTATTTTCCAAGAGGTTACAAAGGTTCTGATGCAAATGGCATCAAAATTTCTAATGATGCTGTAACTTATGTTCCTTCTGGACTATTTGATCATAACAGAAACATGGTCTTGAGTTATCTATACAAGGCTATTAAATCTGTCAATCAACTCCGAATGATTGAAGACTCACTTGTAATTTACAGACTTTCAAGAGCACCAGAACGTCGTATTTTTTATATCGACGTAGGTAATCTACCTAAAGTGAAGGCAGAACAATATCTACGTGAAGTTATGGGTAGATATAGAAATAAAGTTGTATATGATTCTGCAACTGGTGAAATCAGAGATGACAGAAAGCATATGAGTATGCTTGAAGACTTCTGGCTACCTCGCCGTGAAGGTGGTCGAGGTACAGAAATTACCACACTCCCAGGCGGACAGAACCTAGGAGAACTAGAGGACGTTAAGTATTTCCAGAAGAAACTTTACAAATCTCTTAATATTCCTCTTTCAAGACTAGAGCAAGAATCTTCATTCACCATCGGAAGAACTAACGAAATCACTAGAGACGAACTTAAATTTGCTAAATTTGTTGGTAGACTTCGTAAGCGTTTTAGTGATTTATTCCATGATCTTCTCAGAACTCAGTTAATTCTAAAAGGAATTATTACTGCAGATGATTGGGAAGAAATGAAAGAATATATTCAATACGATTATATTTTTGATAACCATTTCAATGAATTAAAAGAATCTGAAATCTTGAATGATAGACTTAATATTGTAAATCAAGTTGAACCATATTTAGGTAAATATTTCTCAGTAGAATATGTTCGTAGACAAATTCTAAAACAAACTGATGATGAAATTGAAGAGATTGATATGCAAATTGAAAAAGAGAAAGAAATTGGAATTATCCAAGATCCAAATCAAATGATGATGGATCAGCAGGGTATGTTGCCCCCAGGTCAAGATCACCAGGTACAACCTGATGTAGCTGCATCTGGAGAAGCTGGCCCAGCAGGAGGCGGAATTAATAGTCAATTTAAAGACTTTATCGCTCCATCTGATTATGGGAAAGGTAAATTTTAATAAATAGTTATTGTAATTTTCATATATTATTGAGGTTTTTATGTCTTTGTCACAAGAAATTGTTGATAGCATTATTGCTAGAAACAATATTAATGCAAATGAAAAAATTTATGATACTCTGTTTGGTCTTGCCTCAGAAAAGATCGGAATGAGAAAAATTGAACTTGCTCAGAATATGTTTGCAACAGGAAACTATGAAGATGAGGATGATTATTATGAAGAGGACGACTCTGTAGTTGAATATGAGGATGACGATGAATATGAAGAAGATGTACCAGAAGAAGAGTACGAACAATGAAACTAATCACAGAAACTATCGAAGATATCAAAGTTATCACTGAAGAAAAAGGTGGTAAAAGGAATCTATACATTGAAGGAGTATTTCTTCAGGCGGAACTAAAAAACCGCAATGGTCGTATGTACCCTATGCAAACTCTTGAAAGAGAGGTTGGTTCTTATAACGAGAACTATGTTGCAAAAGGTCGTGCTCTAGGTGAACTAGGTCATCCAGATAGTCCAACAATTAACCTAGATAGAGTGTCTCACAAGATTGTTTCTCTTCGTTCAGAAGGAACCAATTTTATTGGTAAGGCTCAGATTCTAGAAACTCCAATGGGTAAAATTGCCAAATCTCTACTTGAGTCTGGCGTTACTCTAGGTGTATCTTCAAGAGGAATTGGTTCTATTGAAGAAAGAAACGGAATCAATGTAGTAAAGGATGACTTCATGTTATCTACTGCTGCAGATATTGTTGCAGATCCTTCTGCTCCAGATGCTTTTGTACAAGGTATTATGGAAGGTAAGGAGTGGATTTGGAATAATGGCATGTTAGAAGAAAAAGTAATTAATAGTTACAGACGAGCAATTAATAATGCATCTTCTAATAGTTTAACTGAAAGAAAACTTCAAGTATTTGAAAGTTTTCTCCGTAATATAAAAATTTCATAAATAATAGTAGAAAATATCACATATTTCTAGAGGGTTTTTTCGATGTCCAATGTATTAAATACAGAATTTGACGAATTTCTAGAAGAAGGAAACGTTGTCACTGCTCACGCTAAACCAGGAGACCGTATGCAAAAACTACAGCACAGCACTCCTGGCCAGGGTGCATCACCAGAGGAACTAGGTGGTTCTTCCACAACCAAACCAGAAGGTGATGAAATTGGCAAGAAAGCTTCTTCAAGAATGAGTAAGTCATCTTCTAAAGTAAATGCTGGTGCAAAGTCACCAGATGGAATGGCTCGTCTTCAAGGCTCAGCTCCTGGTCAAAAAGGAATGAGAGAAGAAGAAGAGTTAGATGATGAAGAGCTAATTTATGAAGCTCAAGAAGATGATGAAGAAGAAGATGAAGATGAAGATGAGAAGGAAGAGAAAGAGTCTTCCAAGAAAAAAACAAAAATGAAGGCAGAAGAGATTGAAGTCGATGTAACCGACGATCTCAATGCACTTTTCTACGGAGAAGAACTCTCCGAACACTTCATGCAGAAGGCAGCTACAATTTTTGAAGCTGCAGTAAAAGCAAAAGTAGTTGAAGAAGTTCAAAAGTTTGAGGCACTATACGAACAGCGTCTAATCGAAGAAATCGAAGAGATTGCTGAGTCCCTAGAGACTCGTGTAGACGCTCACCTTGATTATGTTGCTGAGCAGTGGATTGCTGAGAACCAGCTTTCTATTGATAATGGCATCAAGACCGAAATTGCTGAAAATCTAATGCAAGGTCTTGCTAATCTCTTCCTGGAGAACAATATTGATCTCCCTGAAGAGGAACAAGATGTAGTTGCCGAAATGGCAACTAAACTAGATGAGATGGAGGAAAAACTCAACGAACAGATTGAAATCAATGTTGGGCTAAACCAAGAAATCGGATCATACATTAAAAATGGAATTATTGCAGAAGTATCCGAAGGTCTAGCAGAAACACAGAAAGAAAAACTGTTCAACCTTTCAGAAGGTGTTGAGTTTATTAGTGAAGAATCTTTCCGTGACAAGGTTGAGACTATTAAGGAAAATTATTTCCCAAGACTTCAATCAAATTATGTGGAAGACCTAGTTGAAAAGAATCAAGATTTCTACGAGGGACCAATGGCAGCTTATGTACAAGCTGTATCCAGATGGGCTCAGTGATAGTCTAGATTTTTATAAATATTAATAGATTCCTAACAATAAATTTAACAACCAAGGAGTTTACCCCAAATGTTTAATTCAGAACAGCTACAAAGAAAATGGGCTCCTATTTTGGAGCACAACGATCTAAACCCAATTACAGACAGATATCGTAAGGCCGTAACCGCAGTTCTTCTTGAGAACCAAGAATCATTCCTACGTGAAGAGCGTGGTGTTCTTTCCGAGGTTGCAGTTAATAGCACTGGTTCATTCACCTCAGGTGGTGCTGGTGTAGGCGCTCACGGCTTCTCAGGTGGCGCTGCTGCTGGTGGTCCTGTTGCAGGTTTCGACCCAGTTCTAATCAGCCTAATCCGCCGTTCAATGCCTAAGCTAATTGCTTATGACATTTGCGGTGTTCAGCCAATGAGCGGTCCAACTGGTCTAATCTTCGCAATGCGTGCTCATCGTGGTACTGACCGTAATGGTAACGGTGCTACTCCAAACGTATTCGACAACGAGACCTTCTTCAACGAAGTTCCTTCAGGTTTCTCTGCTGCTGGTGGTGCATACTCTGCTGCAACTGGCGAAGGTGCAACCAACCCTGGCGTACTAAACGCAGCAAGCCCTGGCGATTACGGTTATGTTGGTGGTATGAACACCAACGCTGCTGAAGCTCTAGGTGAAAGCGGATCTGAGTTCCGTGAAATGAGCTTCTCAATCGAGAAGGTAACTGTAACAGCAAAGAGCCGTGCTCTAAAAGCTGAGTACACCCTAGAACTAGCACAAGACCTCAAGGCTATCCATGGTCTTGATGCTGAGACTGAGCTAGCTAACATTCTAAGCTCAGAGATTCTAACTGAAATCAACCGTGAAGTTGTTCGTACCATCTACGTAACCGCTAAGCCTGGTGCTCAGAATAACGTAGCTAACGCTGGTACTTTCGACCTAGACGTTGACTCCAATGGTCGTTGGTCAGTTGAGAAGTTCAAGGGTCTACTATTCCAGATTGAGCGTGATGCAAACGCAATCGGTCATGAGACTCGTAGAGGAAAGGGTAACTTCATCGTCTGTTCAGCAGACGTTGCAAGTGCTCTAGCTGCTGCTAAGGTAATGGATTACACCCCACTACTCAACACTTCAGACACTCCAGACGACACCGTATCAACTCTAGCTGGTACAATAAATGGTCGCATCAAGGTATATGTTGATCCATATTCAGCAAATATCTCCAACGATCACTACTACGTGATGGGTTATAAGGGTTCTAATGCATATGATGCAGGTCTCTTCTATTGCCCATATGTACCTCTCCAGATGGTTCGTTCCATCGGTCAGGACACCTTCCAGCCAAAGATTGGCTTCAAGACCCGTTATGGCATGGTTGCAAACCCATTCGCAGGTGGTCTAACCCAGCGTTCTGGTGCTCTACAGGCAAACGACAACGTTTACTACAGAAGAACCAGAGTCATCAACCTAATGTGATCACTGATTCACATAATTCAGGAGCCCCCAAAAGGGGCTCTTTTTTTATCTAAATATAAATAAAACCCATGGCTGCAAATTTTATAGCCAACTCAGGCTGCCCTTCAAATTTTTTAACTGGTATAGGATTTCAATTTCAGTTAATTAAATATCCAAAGGTATCATTTTTTTGTCAGTCTGCAACAATACCTGGGATTAGTATTTCAGTTGCAAATCAATCCACACGATACAATGCAATTCCTCATCCAGGTGATGAAATAAATTTTCAAGATTTATCGTTAGAATTTATTGTAGATGAAAATATGTCTAATTATGTTACTGTGCATAATTGGATTAGAAAATTAGGCCATCCATATTCATCGCAAGATATTCAAGAACTTCCCGGTGAGGATCTAGAAGATAAAACTTATAGTGATGCAGTATTGTTTATTCTAGATTCAAACTTTAAAAAGAAATTTAAAGTAGTATTTAATGATGTGTTTCCTACAGATATTGGAGCATTAACATTTAATACTAATGCAACTGATGTTCAGTATTTTACTGTACCAGCCACTTTTAAGTACACTATATATGATATATACGATATTAATGACAACAAACTATGATTGATATTGACTTTGTTAAAGATGAATGGAAAAAAGATTCAGTAATGGATCAAGATTTATTAGACCACGAATCAATCAAAATTCCACAACTACACAGCAAGTATTTAAATTATCTTTCTGATGTAAGGCTTATAAAAGTTAAAAAGGAACAGGATTACAAAAGATTACTTAGAGAAAAATTTGAGTATTACACTGGAAAGGCAGATTCCGAAGTTTACAAGGAAAAACCTTTTGATTTAAAAATTTTGAAACAAGATGTTCAACTATACATTGAGTCTGATGAAGAAATTCAAAAGTCTTTAAACATCCTAAATTATTATAAAGAAATGATGTTTGTTCTTGAAAAAATTCTTGAAAATATAAACACACGAGGATTTCAAATCAAGAATAGTATTGATTGGCAAAAATTCATGCAAGGTAGTATTTGATGGCTGACGTTATTATCCAAAAAAAGAATGAAGTATATCTGACTGTTGAATGTGAACCTCATATAAAATATGAATTGTCTGAGTATTTTACATTTGAGGTTCCTGGTGCGAAATTTATGCCTCAATATAAAAATAGATTATGGGATGGAAAGATTAAATTATTCAGTCCATATGAAGGCACAATATATGTTGGTCTGTATGATTATCTAACAGAATGGCTTTGTTCTAGAGGATACACATATATTGACAAAGACAATAAATTTTATGGAATGCCTAAAGATTCCAATCAACAAATAACTCCAGAAGGTTTAGTTGATTATGTTAAATCTTTAAATATTCCATTTAAAGTTCGTGATTATCAATACAAAGCAATTTACGAAGCATTACGAAATAATCGTAAACTGTTATTATCTCCAACTGCATCTGGTAAGTCTTTAATGATTTACTGCATCATGAGATATTATATTGATAGAAATTTAAATGTACTTATTATCACACCTACTACTTCTCTTGTAGAACAGTTATCAAAAGACTTTCAAGATTATGGGTGGGGAGATGATGTGCATAAAATTTATGCTGGCAAATCAAAACAAACTAACAAACAAGTAACTGTTACAACTTGGCAATCAATTTATAAGTTACCAAAAAATTTCTTTGAAAAGTATGATGTTGTAATTGGAGATGAGGCTCATCAATTCAAAGCCAAGTCACTAATTACGATCATGACAAAACTGCATAATTGCAAGTATAGAATTGGGTTCACAGGTACTCTGGATGGGTCAAGCACAAATCAACTCGTTTTAGAGGGGTTATTTGGACCTGTTAACAAGGTTATTAAGACCAAAAATTTGATAGACAAGGGGTATCTCTCAAACCTCAAAATCAATATCCTTCTTCTCCAACATGGTTATTCGCCATTTGAGTCATATCAAGAAGAGATAGATTACATTTGTCGTCATGAACGACGAAACAACTATATTAAAAATCTTGCAATAAATCAGGAAGGAAACACTCTAATTTTATTTGCTATGGTAGAAAAACATGGCAAGATACTTCACGAAATAATAAATAGTGATGTAGGTGATAAACGAAAAGTATTCTTTGTATATGGTGGTGTTGATACCGAAGAAAGAGAATTAATAAGGAAACTCACAGAAGAAGAATCTAATGCCATCATCATTGCTTCTTACGGTACTTTTTCTACTGGTATTAACATTAGAAATCTACATAACGTTATCTTTGCTTCCCCTAGTAAATCAAGAGTTAGAAATCTCCAATCCATCGGAAGAGTATTGCGAAAAGGAGAAAACAAATCAAAAGCAAAATTATTTGACATCGCAGACGATTTCTCAAAAGGAGAAAAAAAGAATTATACTTTAAATCATCTAGTAGAAAGAATTAAAACATATTCAGAAGAGAATTTTGAATATGAAATAATTCCAGTAAATTTTACAAGGAAAGAACATGAATGAATTCTATGGAGTAATTAAATTAATTGATGGTACTGAGTTAGTTGGCAATATAGTTGTATGTGAACAAGAAGATGGATTTGTTGTAGAGAATCCATTTGAAATATCTGTAGAACCAATCTCTACTCCAGCAGGAGAAATGTATAAAGTAGATATGAGACCTTGGATTAAATTCTCAAAGGAAGATATATTCTTTATAGATAAAAATAAAGTATTTACTGTTGGTGAAGCAGATAATAAAATATTAACTCTGTATCGTAGTACTCTAAAAAAGTATCTAAATGAAGAACATAATAATAGAGTATCTCTAGATAAGGAACTAGGATTTAAAAATAAGATTGAAGAAGCAAGGAAGCTTCTAGAGAAGTCATTTAAATTGAATATTGATTCTTAAGGTCTCTAAGTACTCTAAAGAACTAATTTCTGAACCCTGACATGGTTATTGTAGCAGAATCCAGCACCCTTGTCAACCCCCCCCCCTACCCCTTGACAAATCTACAGTAAGCTGTTATACTGGTATCATCAGAAACAAGTCCTTCAATGAAGAAAAAAGAACACTATGTAAACAATAAGGAATTTTTAGACGCCTTAATGGTTTACAGAAAAGAAGTTAAATTATCAAGAGAAGAAGGTAGAGAAAAGCCAAGGGTTCCTAACTATATTGGCGAATGTTTTCTAAAGATTGCTACTCACCTATCATATCGCCCTAATTTTGTTAACTACATGTTTAAGGATGATATGATCTGTGATGGTATAGAAAACTGTCTTCAATATATTGATAACTTTGATCCAGAGAAATCTACTAATCCATTTGCATATTTTACACAGATCATTTACTTTGCTTTCCTTCGCAGAATTCAAAAAGAAAAGAAACAACTAGAAGTTAAAACTAAATTACTTGAAAGATCTGGTTACGATCAGGTATTTGCTGCAGATGATAATATTATGGGATTTAATATGTCTGATATGAATAGCATTAAAGAAAATCTTGAGTATCGCAACAACCGATGAACAGTGCAATTATTACCGATCAACATTTGGATGGAAGAAAAGGTTCTCAGGCTTTCTGGGAATTTTTTCTAAAATTCTATGATAATGTATTTTTCCCAACATTAGAAAAAAACAATATCAAGATTTTGTTTGATCTTGGGGATACCTTTGACAATAGAAAGGCTATTGACTTTCTTGCATGGGATCGTATTAAAAAACATTACTATGATCGACTACAAGAACTTGGTATTCAGGTTCATATGATTGTCGGTAATCACACAGCATATTATAAAAATACTAATCGAGTAAATACTCCCCAACTACTACTACATTCATATGACAATATCACTGTATACGATGAGATCTGTGATATTGATGTTCTAGGAAATACCATTACAATGGTTCCATGGATTAATTCCGAAAATCAGTTCAAAGTGATGAATCACCTAGAAAATACTAAATCAGAAGTATTGATGGGACACCTTGAAATTAATGGGTTTGAAGCTCATCCAGGACATATGTTTGAAGGTGGATTGGATAGAGATATATTTTCTAAATTTAAACGAGTATTCTCCGGTCATTTTCATCACAAATCTAGAAGTGATAATATTTACTATCTTGGCAATCCTTATGAAATGACTTGGAGTGATTATAATGAAGAAAGAGGTTTTCATCTATATGATCTGGATGCTAGAAAGTTAAAATTTATTCGTAATCCATATCGAATGTTTAATAAATTTTACTATGATGATATTAAACATGATTATACAAAAGTAGATCTATCAGAATACGTAGATAGCTACGTTAAAGTAATTGTAGAAGAGAAAACCGATCTATACACTTTTGACAAAGTAATTGAAAAATTTTATACCATCGGAGTACATGATCTAAAAATTATTGAAGATACTCAAATTCTGCTGAATAAAAATGATGATGAAATGTTAGAGCACGAAGATACCCTAACCACTCTGCAGAGATATATAGAAGATATGAAAAATAATCATGATAAATCTCAATTGAAATCTATCATAAAATCTATTTACCTGGAAGCTTCTGAAATTCAGTAATGTATATACTAACTCTCAAGGACAAAAAAGAAGAAGGAGCATATGCAGTAGAAACTTCTGATGGAAGTAAAGTTTTGCAAATGTTTGTTGACGAGGATGATGCTCTTCGTTATATTGGTCTTCTTGAAGCTGATGGTTTTCCTGAAATGCAACTAGTGCAAATTGAAGAAGAGGATGCCATCATTGCCTGTGAGAATTTTGGATATAATTACTGTGTAATAACCCCTGACGATTTTGTAATTCCTCCTGATACTGTTTCTTATGATTTTATTTAAGTCTGTAACGTACTCAAATTTTCTTGCTGTAGGGAATACTCCCACCACGATCAACTTAAACGACGCCAATACTACTCTAATCGTTGGAACCAATGGTGCTGGTAAGAGTACTATAATTGAAGCTATTGTGTTTGCTTTATTTAATAAATCTTTTCGTAAAGTAAATAAAAATCAGCTTATCAATTCAATCAATGAGAAAGATTGTAAAGTAGAAATTGAGTTTAGTATTGGATCAAAAGAATACAAAATTATACGAGGATTGAAGCCAAATATTTTTGAAATTTGGATTGATGGTAAAATCCTAGATCAAGTGGCTGCTGCATCAGATCAACAAAAGTACTTGGAGCAAAATATTCTAAAACTAAATTACAAATCTTTTACTCAGATTGTAATCTTGGGCTCCAGTACATTTGTGCCATTTATGCAACTTCCTGCAGCACACCGTCGAGAAGTTATTGAAGATCTTTTGGATATTCGTATATTCTCTACGATGAATGTTATCCTAAAAGATAGAATTAAAACTAATAATGATAACATCAAGACGTTTGAGACTGAAATTGATTTTCTAAAAGAAAAAGTTAAAATGCAAAAGGATCATATTGATTATATTGCAGGACAGTCTCAAAAAAGCATTGATGAAAAAAATGAACAGATACTAGATTATGAACAGCAGATCAAAGAATGCAATGAGCAGTACGATGAGTTATGTCTGCAATTAGTTGCTAAAAATGATGAGCTTATACAACTACCTAAAGTAAATATCAAAGAACTAGACAAATATAAAACTAAATTTTCTACCAAACTAACGGATCACAAGAGTAACATAAGTTTCTACAATGACAATGATGTTTGTCCAACCTGTCATCAAGATTTAACCGAGGAAGTAAAAGAAACTCACATTTCAAAGTGTAATACAGAAATTACTAAATTGGAATCTGCTATTTCTGAAGTAGAAACTGAGATTGAAAAAGCACAGGAAATTATTGAACAGTCACAAAAAATTCTGAATGATATCAATGACTTGAACATTAAAATTGCAAGTCAAAATTATAACTGCAAAAGTCTAACTAAATTTATTGATTCTTTGAAAGATGAAATCCAAAAAATTTCTGAGTCCGATAAAGACATTGCTATCGAAAAACAAAAGTTGACTACTCTAGCTTCTGAAGGTGTTACTCTAAAGAAGCAAGTTGACAAAATGAAAGCTAATAAGACTTATTATGAAATCGTATCTACACTACTAAAAGACACTGGAATCAAATCAAAGATCATCAAAAAATATCTTCCTGTGATGAATCAACTTATCAACAAATATCTTCAGTTGATGGACTTCTATGTTAACTTTAACTTAGACGAAAACTTTGAGGAAACTATTAAATCTAGATTTCGTGATGAATTTAGTTACAGCTCTTTTTCTGAAGGAGAAAAAATGCGAATTGATTTATCTCTGATGTTCACTTGGAGATCTGTTGCTAAACTTAAAAATTCTGCCAGCACAAATTTATTGATTCTTGACGAAGTATTTGATAGCTCACTTGATACAGCTGGAACTGAAGATTTCCTGAAAATTATTCGTGGTATAGATAGTGATACTAATGTATTTGTCATATCACATAAAGGAGATGTACTGAATGATAAATTTGAAAAAGTTCTTCAGTTTGAAAAAGTTAAAAACTTTAGCAAGGTAACCGAGATATAAGTAATGCTTATAGCCCAACCCATTGACAAGATGGGTTGGGCTTGGTAGTATAAGTGCAACGAATTGAGGCACCTATGTCCGACATCCAACAGTCCAAAAGTATTCTTGCGAAGCTTCTTGCCACTGAAAACCTCACTGTAGAGCATCGGTCTGTTCCTACTGCCAGTTTTGATACTCACAACCGAGTTCTAACTCTGCCCATCTGGGAAGGCACTTCTAATGATGTATACGACCTTCTCGTGGGCCATGAAGTTGGTCATGCCATCTACACTCCAGATTTGTATGGAAGTGAGCTGAATCTTCCTCAAGGGTATTTGAATGTTGTCGAGGATGCTCGTATTGAGAAGCTGATGAAGCGAAAGTATCCTGGCCTTGCTCGTGCATTCTATCGTGGATATTCAGAACTCAATGACAAAGATTTCTTTGAGATTGATTCTATTGATATCAATCAACTTAAGTTTATTGATAAAATCAATCTTTATTTTAAACTTGGCAATGTCAATAAAGCAATGTTTATTAACTTCACTCCAGAAGAAAAAGTAATTGTTGATAAAGTTGCAAATGTAGAAACTTTTGATGATGTAGTGAACATTGTCAAAGAACTTGTAGAACATACTGAACATGAAGTAGAACTTCAATTCCAGATTTTTTCATCATCTGGGGATGATACTGATGGAGAAGTAGAACAATCTGATTCTGGTGAGAATCGAAGTCTCGATAGTAATGTTAGTGATAGCCAGAATCAAAATTCTACTCAATCAGATTCTGACAAAAAAGAAGATACTCCTAAAGAAGCTACTCCTT